TACTCTTAACCTTAAGAGGTAATCCTCATGCCCTCGCGATATTATGTAAGCAATAGATCCACGAGGAACACCACAAATAGCTGCAATATTATCCAACGTGATACCACGGTCTCTTAGAACAAATGCTTTGTTGCACAACTCTGGTGTGATTGGGCTGCTTGTCTCGTCCTCGGGCTCGATGTTTGGGATAGGGTCGCCCTCGGCGTCCATCAAGGTGCCGTTCGGGTAGGACATCCAGCCGTGTTTGATGGCGAATCGAACCAGCTGCTTTGCCTCGCGCAACACTTGGTTGTGACTGATGCTGTATTGGGTTGTCATGGATTCAGAAACTTGGTGATGGGTCGGAGAAGCGGCAGTATTGGCCTTCGTACCAAAGGGGCACCAAGCCGCACTCACCGTCTCGTTGTTTGGCGATAGCAATCACAGCTTCGCCCTGGGGCTGGTTGCGCTCCCTGTTGAGCAATAGGACTAGATCAGCGTCCCTCTCAATCTGCCCAGAGTCCGCTAGGTCAGTCAGGCGAGGCACCCGGCCCTTGTCTTTCTCGTTCTCTCGATTGAGCTGAGCCAGGGCAACCACGGCTGTCTTGGTATCGGAGGCCACGCCCTTGAGCCTGCCAGATACTTCTGCAATCTCGTAGGTCTTTTTCTCTGCGGCTTTGGATCCATGGATCTTCTGGAGGTAATCTACCAGGACCAGCTTCACGCCCCATTTGCGTACAGCCCTGCGGATCACCGCGGTGATGGTGGCAATGTTGGACACACCGGATCCGGAGATGAAATGAATCGGGCTGCCTGCGATCTTGGCCGAGGCTGTGGACATGGCCTTCATGCCTCCCTGATCGAGCTGGCCGGTCTTGATGTCCTGCATGGGTATGCTGCCAACAGATGAGACCATCCGGCGCACGATAGACTCGTCGGACATCTCCAGGCTGATGAACAGGGTCGGGATCCTTGAGTCGATGCTGGCTGCCTTGGCAATGGCAATGGCAATGGCTGTCTTACCGATGGATGGCCTGGCCGCAATGATGGCGAGCTCACCGAACTGGAAGCCGTCGGTCATCTGGTCGAGCCTGTGGAAGCCCGAGGTGATCCCGGAGAGCTGTCCCTGCCTTGAGAATCGTTCCTGGGTCGAGTCAATGAAACGACTGACAACCGACTTGGACGATTGGACTTCCTCCTTGGATGCCTCAACGGTGAGCCCTGCTTCGGCATTGGAGACGATTTGATCGACGGAGAGGGTGGAGACAGCGGACTCACGAATCAGACGGTCTCCAGCGGTTCTGAGATGGCGTCTATGGTGGGCCTCTAGGACGGCCTGAGCGAATGCCGGGTAGTTCGCTGGGCTCGGACACATCTCGTCGCATTTGTTCAGAGCCTCGAAAGGCACCGGAGTCTGGCCCATGGAGCGCTTCCACTCCTTGACCACGGTGGCCATGTTGACCGGATCGCTCTTGGCAACGAGGCCTTTGGCAATCTCGAACACATTGTACAGATCGCTGTCCTGGAAAGCGTCGGTGGGGATCTTGGCGAATACCTCATGGCAAACATCGGAGCCACCGGAGAGACAGGCGCCGATGAGGCCGAACTCGTCGTCCTGGGCGAAGTAGGGGTCGCTCATTGGTAGTCGGCAATGTTGAGGCTGTACGCGCCGGTGCCGTTGTTCCCAGAAGGGGAGGTGCTTCGAGACTTGTCGATCTCTCCGTTCCAGTTGTTCAACAGGGTCATCAGCTCACGTCGAAGGTATTTGTCGTCCGATTGGTAGCGTGCTTCCAAGGCGACCAGGTCTTCTTCCGGAGTGTTGAAGTCGAAGATCTCCTTCAAGGCCTTGATCTCCTTGTTGCTCCATTGGGTTGTTGGTCGACGGCGGATCATTGCACCGACTCGTAAACGGAAGGCTTCGAGCTCAGGTAAAAGATCACGCGTGACAGCTCCTTCCTTTCCTTCCCTTCCCTTCCCTTCCTTACGGCACGCGTGGTCCTCGCGTGGCTCACGCGTGGCTGACGCGTCAGATTCCTCGGTATTTGCTGGTGTTTCTTCGATGTTTCCCTCCGGATCAGGCAAAACGGATTCGGATTCCCGGTTGTTGATCACCTGGTGCTTAAGGAAGCTGGGAATCCATCCAAAGCACGCGTCACCCACGCGATACCTGAGAACGAAACCACGCGTGGTCAACGCGTCGAGCACGCGTGAAAAGTCGACGCCATCGTAGGGTAGAACCTGCACACCGATACGCCTAGGCTCCCACTTGAATCTGCCTTCTCGGTCAGCAATACACCAGAGGCCGGCGAAGGCCACACGAAGCGGCAGCTTGGTTTCTGCCTCGGCCTCAAACAGTCCCTCGTGGTGGAAGAACTCCGGTTTAATTGTGCGGATTCTCATAGGTCGCTTTCCTTTTCAAAGTCCAGTGCGTCAATTTGGCATCTCAACAACAAGAACCAGCCATTCGTCATTATGCCGCGGTCAGCAGCCTCTTTAAGAAGAGACATAGCCTCAAGGGGCCGCATTCCTGCGTGATCGGCAGCCTTTTCGATTGAGAAAACACACCCCTCGTCACACCAAATTGAGTTTTGTTCCAACTCGATCTGCCTAGCGATCTCAAGACACGCAGAATGCTCCCACGAGTCAAAGTACGTCATTCTTGAATATGATTCATCATGCCCCTCGGTGTGGCATTGACGGCAGAGCGTGTGCATTGATGCGTCAGGATACTCCCAAGGCTGCCTTCCTGAGATGTAGTAAAAATGGTGAACAGTCAGTGTGTTGGTTTCGGACTCGCACTTGATGCACCGGAAACCGTCTCTCGACATGATTTCAAGGCGCTTCTTCTGCCACCGCGGATCTTGGAGTTTTTCGGAGTATGTCATGTATCAAACGGAAAACCCCGTCACGCATCGCGGTGAGGAATCGCGGAGAAACAACGCGACGTTCACGATACGGACGGGGTGAAATTGATTGATCATGGTTTCTCTGAAGGTATCGACGCTCACCTCTCACAGCTCACGTCGACGGCCTCTCTCTATCTGCCGGCCTTGTATCTGTCCATGCCTTAGTATGCCGGAATCAAAATATCCGCCACCGCCTGGGTTAGCTTCACATCCTGGATGCAGTAGTCGATGGCTGCCTGGCGGTCGGTATTCCACAGCAGCGCGAAGTCGGCGCCATTGCCGGCCTTGTCACCGAGTCCCAGATGCCTACTGATGGCTCCGAGGCTGCCATGGGCTCTGGAGTCCCCGAGCTGCCACACCTCGCGCAGGTCGATCACCAGATCGTTCCAGTAGCGTCCCTGGCGCAGCCAGTAGGGAGGAAGGATGCGGTGCTTCCAGGAGCGCTTGATGAGGAACGGTAGATCGAAGGCCTTAATGTTGAATCCAACGAGCTTGGGTTGCCGCTCGTAGTAGTTTAACAGCTCCCACCATTCCCGGAGCATGGCGGCCTCGTTGCCGTCGTTCTTCAGCACCGCGGTCACCTGGTGCTCGATGCGGTATCCGATGCACAGGATCTGCCCCGAGAGAGCGTCCAAGGCTGCGTTCTTGATGAAGTCCGCGGTGTGGTTCTCCTCGGCCTTCTGAATGCGCTCGGCGATGAGGTCAGGGTTCTTGACGTTGCCCAGCTTCACGTCGGCCGGGTTGAACGGAGGGATGTTGAGTTCCGACAGCGGTAGTGGCCCGGTCTCGATGTCGAAGATGATTGTTGGATTTGCTGGCATATTGCTAAATTGCTTTCAGTTAGTAGTTGATGCGCGTTTGTCCCGATGCGCGCCCCCGGTTACCCACGAGTCCCAGCAGCAACAGGCTGCCGGAAAGTGTCAGATGTGTTTGCCGCAATGAGGGCAGACGGTCTTGGTCAATGGCTGTCTTACGGTGGGCACGCCCAGCCATTCGCAGATTTCACGGTAGGATACCCACCCAAACCCACGCACCGACCTAGGCTGCAGGTGCCCGAGGTTGTAAAGGTCTAGAGCCTCCTGGCGGCTCTTGATGGCTAGGCTTTCGAGGATGTTGAACGTCCTGGTCGAGAACGGGAATCCCCACACCCGCAGGACCTCCTCGTGCTTCTGTGCTGCCTGCTCGATCTGGTTGATCCGCTGGCGGCTTAGGTTAAACCGTTTGCCGATCTCCTCTAGGGTGCAGCCCTCCGATCGCAATCGGACCACCTCGGGCACCATGTGGATCAGCTTCATCGTGGGTTTGCGTGTCTTCATGGCTTAGAAAGGCACGTCGTCAAAATCGGGCTCGTCGCCCTTAGCTAGCTCCTCAAGGCGCTTGGTAACCGCGGCAATGAGTGCGATGTCGTCAGGCGTCTTTCCGCTGGAGACCTTAGCCTTGGGCAGCCAGTGCTCGGCCAGGCCGCGCACAGCGTCAGGCGTTAGCTCGGAAAGCGGCACTCCCCTGAACTTGCCGACGTGGACCTTGATGTCTGCAATCTTAACCGGCGCCGCAGTGGCTGGCGTCACGATCTTGGTTTTGTCGTCGTCCCGGGGAGGCCTATCCTCCAGGCGTACCCACAGGCCCGATGGCTTCAAGGCCTCCCCACTCTTGTGGGGCATGATCAGCTTGATGTTGCTGAACGTCTTGGTGCCGTCCCGAGACTGCTCGTGAACGATCACCACGGTGGCCGGCCTGCCGATCAGGCCGTCGAGGTTGAGGCTGACGGTCTCCTCGGGGGTAAGGGCTCGGCCGTGCCAGTCCTTGAGGAACTTGGTCAGGCCGGCCTTCTCGTGCAGGCTAGCGGTCATTGGCGCCGTCATGACCACCCAGGGCTGCGCCGGGTTGCGTGACTGGTCGATCAGATCCAGCTCGAATGCGATCTTGAACTTCTGCTTGGTGCCGTACTCCGTCTCGTAGGCTCGGAGCGGTGTGATGTCGACGCAGACCGCGCGGCCTGTGTACTCGGGGCACGGCGTGAAGGTGCCGCCGCTTGGTTTCGTTGATACTGTGATTCCCATATGTTGCTTCGTGTTTGTGTTGTTGTTGTCTACTTGGAGGCCTGTTTTTCGACCTCCGAAATCTGTTTTGCCATGCGGTCGTACTGCGCCCAGTAGCCGGGCCAAGTGCTCTTAATCTTTGACAGGTTCTCCTGGTCGGCCACTAAAGCCGCGGCACCCAGTTTGCGAACGAATGAACCGCCGTATTCCATCATTGCCTCGATTGTCTTACGGTCGGTCACTTTAATGCCTTTCGTTTGCGGGTAAAAAAGCTCGTGAACTCAACCTTAACCTTTCGGGCCGCTCGGTATGTTTCACCAGCCTCCTTCTTGGTCATACAATAGACGCCGGTACCTTCCTGCTGGATTTGCCGAGCCAATTTCATTGGATTATGAAGTCGAAGTTGTTCTGCCAGGTGTCTGATAAACGGTTGTAGGTGTCGTTCTTGATGCGCCAGGTGCGAGGGTCCCGGGTGGTCCCGCTGTGCCGGCACTTAATCCTCACGTCGATGTGCTGTAGGGCCGTGTTCCGCAGGTGATGATCGGGCGGCAGTTCGTGCAGTTTGGTGATCATGGTTTTCTCTCCTCCTCCAATATCGTCAGCATTCCAGATGCAACCTGTCCATCTGAGCCGTCTCGGAAGAACGCTGTTGCCGCTCGGTTGATGCGGTCCTCCAGGTGCGCGATCCTGGCACGGGCCTCCTCCAACTCTTTGTACGTTTTGGTGGCGTCGATGGTTCTCATTTCTTCGATGGTCATGGTTTCTCGGTAGTAAGTGATTTGATGTACTTGTTCCTCTTCCGTGGTGTCAGTCCGATGATGAAATGCAGCACCTCGACCGCGTTGATTGAGTGCAGCAGTTTCCAGTAAGGTCTTGCTGCGTCGAGTTCCTTCGCTCGCTCAATGTCAACCACAAGCACCTCGCTGGTAATGGTGTGTCGGTAGATGAATGCGGGATTCATTCCTCCTCCCTCACTTTGCCGGTGGATGGGTCAACGATTCCAAGACTGATGGCGTTGAATAGGATCGTGTTTCCGCAGTTACGACAGGAAACTAGTATCAGTGGAGCAATAGCCGCACCGGGACAGTGGTTTCCTTCGTTGTATTGCTGCACCTGATGGATGCCCGAGATGTCCCATCGGGTACTTTTAGAGCAGATTGGACATGGCCTGCCTCCAGTCCAGACTTCATTGATCCTCCGAATTATGAGGCTATTCTGTGATTCATTGAGGATCATCGTCCCTCCAACCATTTCTCCAAGTCGTGGAGTTCATCCACTTTGGCTTCGAGTTCTTTGATGCGCTTGTTGGCTACGCTGAGTTCGCGTTCGATGAGCTTCATCTCACCGGCCAGATCGTACATGGTGGCGTGAGGTTTGAAGTACGCAGCATCCGTCCTCGGTGTATCGCTCACAGCTTCACCTCCTTCCCATTCCACAGCAGCAGATCGGCGCGGAGAGCGTCGTTCTCCTCCTCCAGCCGCTTGATGCGGTCCTTCATCTCACGCACCACAGCCACTCCCTGCTCGACACCATCGGTTCCTAGAAGGTCTAGGTACGCTGCAAGAGCCTCCTCCAGCCGCTTGATGCGGTCTTGAAGCCGCAGGTTTTCTTCATCCAGCAGTTGCTGCTGCCGGATGATTGCATTGGCTGCGTTGATTTCGCGTTCGAGCCTCCTGCACAGCATGGCGAGTTCGGCTACGTTGTGCGGTGTCGAATCTGATATCGGTGTATCGCTCATTTGCACTCCTTCCATTTGAACTGCGGTTTACCGCTCGCGTCGTTTGTGTAGTAGGCGGCTTTTGCGAGGATGGCTTCTTTTCTCAGTGCCGTGTCACCTCTGGTGAATCCTAAGATAATTCCGATGATGAACATGCTCACAGCAACTGCGCCTGTGAGTTTTGCTAAAGTGTCGTCGCTCATTTGCCCT